AAACCTTCCACATGGAACTGTCTTAACACAAACTCAACTCAATGAATTAGTTAAAATTGGAACGAAAGAAATAGAAATCAATGGAATGAATATGCACGAATATTTAACAGACTTTATATTAAATAATAAAATGTATAATCAATTGCCTAGTCCAGAGAAAGGTGCAAACATATTTAGAAAGGGTTCAACTGATACAGACCTAGAAGGAAAGAGAGTTCCTTTTGAAAGACCAAGAGGAGGAGATGAAAACAACACACATATAAGAGTTGATAAATTAAAAGCTGTTATCAGAATGTTTACTCATGGATTACCCGGAGGAAAAATAAACCCAGCAACAGGTCATATATACGGGTCAGCTATTGATATATTCCTAACACGAAATCCACAGTTGCTTTTAGACAAGAAGAGAAATGCAAAGAGAAAGCAATTAAAGGAACTACAATCTGGAGGAGATGGATACGATAAATCTCCTGCCTTCGATACCGACACTTATGGCCCACAAGCCTCTGTTAATCTTGAAGAGTGGAGAGCATTGACGGCTGATCCTATCACCTAAATTTCATGGCCTACGCTTACAACATCTACTCAGCAGGGAGTAGCCAAACTGATTACACAATCTCTTTCCCTTACATCAAGGAAGAGCATGTCAAGGTCTACGTCAATTTTGTAGATACCAGTTTTACTTTTCATAACGCAACGACAGCGAGGTTAGCTAGTGCCCCGTCATCTGGAACAAGAGTCGAAGTTAGAAGGGTTACTCCTCCTTCTGCTGTTCTTGTTGATTATGTAGATGGTTCAACTCTTACAGCTAGTGACTTAGATACCAGCAACCTTCAGCATTTATATCTTGCACAAGAGGAAAAGGATAACAATGAGAAAGGATTATCTATTAGTCCTACAACAGGTTTACCAACACTTAACAGTCAACGTCTAACGAATGTTGCTGATCCAACGGCAGCTCAAGATGCAGTAACGAAAGCATACCTAGAACGTACTGGCAGTATTACTTCTACTCAGATTGCAAACGGAACAATAGTTAATGATGATATTGCAAACACAACTATCACTGGTGCAAAGATAGTTAACGATACAATCACTGCAACTCAGATTGGTGCTGATGCTATCACTGCATCTGAGCTAGCTAATAACTCAGTTGATACAGGAGCAATAGTTGATCTCAATGTTTTAAGAGGAAAGATTGCTAACGATGCAATTGATGGAACAAAGATTGCTGATGATTCAGTTGATTCAGAACATATAGTTGCTGACTCTATTGACACTGAACACTATGCACCAGCATCTATTGATGCCACAGCTTTAGGAACTGACTCAGTTGTAAGAGCAAAGATTATTGCTGATGCAGTAGATGGAACAAAGCTAGCTGACAATGCAGTTAATTCTGAGCATTACACAGATGGAAGTATTGATCGAATCCATTTAGAAGCAGATATTATTGACAGTACAAAGCTTGCAGACAATGCAGTAAACAACGAACATCTTGTAACTGATGCCGTAAGAACAGATGAAATTCAAGATGGTTCTGTTACTTCTGCAAAATTAAATGCTGCAACAGTAGTAACAGCTAGTGAGCAAGCGGCTGCAACTGTAAACGATACATCTTTCTTTACTACATCAGCAGCCGAAGCTCGTTTCTTTAATGCTTCTACTGGGGAAACAATTAAAGATGGTCAATCATTCCCTGATAATGACACTACGATTGCAACAACAGCGGCAATCAATGACAGGATTATTGATCTAATCGAAGAGGTTGGTGGCTTTGTTCCTTTAGTTTCAGAAGCAACATTCCCTGCTGCTAATCCTGATGTTAATAATGGTGCAGGAACTATTGTTTCAGTTGGAGTTCTCGGAGCTACTTATACACCAAGCAGCGGAACTTGCACGATTCCAGATTCAACTTTAACTAATATATCTGGCTCTAATGTAACAATTACTGACTGTGGAACTACAGTTTTAACAGCAGGATTTGGAGTCTTAGTTGAAACAACTACCACTCTTCATACTTATAAATTCCATCGCTTAACCCCTAAGGCTACTGAGGTTACAACTGTTGCTGGCATCTCAGGGAATATAACTACGGTTGCAACTAATAATGCAAATGTAACTGCTGTTGCAACTAATGCGACAAATGTAAATACTGTTGCTGGTTCAATCTCAAATGTTAATACAGTCGGAGGAGCAATTTCAAATGTAAACAATGTCAGCTCAAATATCTCTGACGTTAATAACTTTGCTGATCTATATCAGATAGCAACATCAGCACCGAGTACAGATGGAGGAGGAGGTTCATTAGCCGCAGGTGATCTCTGGTTTGATTCGTCTTCCAACAAGGCGATGAAGGTACACGATGGAACTAACTTCCAAGCTGTTACTCCTACTCAATCAGTCCTTTCAGACATCTCTGTTGTCTCAGGCAATATTACATATACAGAAGATCTTGGATTAATTACTGACTCCTTAAGTACAGGGACAGGAAACAGTATTGAAACCTGTGCTGACAGCATTACTCAAATCCAAACCTGTCATACCAATATCTCAAACATCAATGCAGTAGCGGCTGACGCAACAGATATAGGTGCGGTAGCTGGCAAGGCAACAGAGATAGGAAGACTCGGAACAGCAGACGCAGTAGCAGACATGAACACTCTTGGTACTACTGCGATTGTTGAAGATCTGAATCTGTTAGGAACTACTGCCTGTGTTGCAGACATGGCCCTGCTTGCAACAACAGATTGCATTGCTGATATGGCTCAACTTGCCAATACAGACATCATCGCCGACATGAATCTATTGGCTGTATCTGATGTGATCTCAGATATGAACGCCTTAGCAGTCTCAGACGTTATATCGGATATGAATACTCTTGCAGTTTCGGATGTCATATCAGACATGAACACATTGGCTGTATCTGATGTGATTGCAGATATGAATACACTGGCTAATTCAGATATTATTAGCGACCTAAATACACTTGCTACTTCAGATATTGTCAGCGATATGAACACACTGGCAACGTCAGATTGTGTTTCAGATATGAATACTTTGGCAACGTCAGGCAATGTGACAGCAATGGATAACTGCTCTGGAAGTATTTCAAATATCAATACAGTTTCAGGTGGAATCTCAAATGTAAATACTGTTGCAGGGATTCAAGCCAACGTAACCACAGTTGCAGGAATCAGCTCGAACGTAACTTCAGTAGCAGGAAACGCAAGCAATATAAACAGTGCGGTATCTAACGCCTCAAACATTAACTCAGCGGTTTCAAATGCTTCAAACATTAACTCAGCAGTTTCAAACGCAACGAATATAAATACAGTTGCAGCTTCAATTGCAGATGTTAATCGTTATGCAAATGAATATAAGATTGCAGGTTCTGCACCAAGTAGTCCAAGTCAAGGAGATCTCTGGTATGACTCAAGTAATACAGTCCTTAAATATAGAACAGCTTCTGCTTGGGCCTCTATTTCAGCAGGTATAGCTGATGTTGTTCAAGACACTACACCACAATTAGGTGGCGCATTAGATGGACAGAATAATAATATGAGTAATATAGGTACAATAGATGGAAGTAACCTTCAACTTGACTTTGGCACTATTTAAACTATGGCAAAACTTTTAAAATTAAGAAGAGGTACAACCTCTCAACACTCTAGTTTTACTGGGGCTGAAGGCGAAGTCACTATTGACACTGACAAAGAAGTTCCTGTAGTCCATGACGGCTCTACTGCTGGAGGACATCCAGTAGCAGCAGAGGATATGGCTAATGTATCTAGTGCTTCTATCGCTGGACGATTAGGTACAGACTCTATAGCAGTTGGCAAGATTGCTGCTGGAGCTTTACCAACAGATGTTACCGTTACCAATTCAAATGTTGTTAGCAATGCTGCAATAGTTGGAACAAAAGTAGATCCTGACTTTGGAAGTCAAACGATTGAGACTACAGGTGGATGTTCAATAGGTCAGAATATTGTTGTTGGTGGAACAGTTGATGGTAGAGATGTAGCTGCTGATGGAAGCAAGTTAGACGGAATAGAATCTGGAGCCACTGCTGATCAAAGTGCTAGTGAAATACTTACTGCACTTTTAACAGTAGATGGTAATAGCTCTGGAATAGTAGCTCAACAAGCAGGCAAGATTGATATCGGTGGAATAACTACTAACGCATCTAAGCAGGTTATATTCTCTTCTAACAACGCAGGAACAGCAAGGGATTTAGCTGTCGATTCAACAGATAGTAAGTTTACATATAACCCCAGTTCAAATACTTTAGATGTTGATAATATTACTTGCTCTGGAACAGTTGATGGAAGAGATGTTTCCGCTGATGGTTCAAAGCTTGACGGCATTGCGGCTGGTGCAACTAACGTAAGTAATAATAACCAGCTAACTAACGGAGCTGGATACTACGCTTCAGGATCTAGTCCAAGTTTTGTAGATACCTATACAAGCTCTTGGTTTAGAAATGACGGTGCTGGTGAAGGTTTATACAATAGTTCTACGCAACAACACTGGTATTCAGCTGATGCTAACTACTGGAGTTTTGACGGTAACGGTACTTATGGAGGTATTCAGTGCAGAGATGATGGAGCCAGCACAATTAGAGGATATTTCTATTTCAACAATAGCAACAGTATAGGAATATTAGATCAAGGTGGTAACTGGAGAATACAAGTAGAGTCTAGTACCAGAACCAGAAGTTATAATCATTTTACTCCCGGCTCTAATAACACATTTGACTTAGGTGAAAGTGGTCTTAGATGGAGAAACGTATATACAAATGACCTTCACTTATCTAATGAAGGTGGCAATAATGATGTTGACGGGTCATGGGGAAGTTTTACAATACAAGAAGGTGAAGATGATTTATTCTTGCTTAACAAACGCAATGGTAAAAAATATAAATTCAACCTAACGGAGGTATCCTAATGGCAGTTACAAAAACATGGTCAGTCCTTGACCTGAAACGAGAGACTTCAGACAATTATGTTTGTGAAGTGAGATGGAAACTTACAGGAACTGAAGGTGATAAAGCTGTTGAATCAAAAGGTAGAACATTTCTTGAGCGACCTTCAAGCTTAGAAGCTTATGAATCGTTAACAGAAGAAAAAGTTCTTGAGTGGGTTCACGCTAAGATGAATTCTGAAGCTCCTGCTGTTCAAACTGAAACAGCAGTTGAAATCTGGGAAAAACTGATGGATCAAAAAATGGCTGCGTTAAATGCACCCGCTACTGCTACAGGTAAACCCTTTTAATTATGGCTATTAATTTTGCTGACGGTAGTACCCAAAATCATGGGGGAAAAATCGTTCAAATTACACACTACCAACTTGATAGTGTTATCTATTTCAACATTAATAGTGGAGGTGGCTATGTAATAGGTGGTGCTAGTAGTGGATTAACTATCAGCCCTAAGAGTTCAAGTAACAGGATTATCATTATGGGTAATATTGCTACGAGTGAGAATAATATTAACGGTGGTCTTAAGTGGCTATTAAATGGTAGTACTCTTCTTAGTGGCACCGTTATATGGGATGTTGTTACTAGCAGTACTTATATCGGTGGTAGCACTGCTTATACTAATGGTTGGAATACTGCTGATAACAGTACTGGCTGCTCTAGTCAATATGGAGTTGGGCCATGTCCAATTAACCTAATAACTAAAAGCGGTTTAAGTCTTCCAAGTACTTGTTACTTCTCGTTATATGCACAGACAGGTTCTGATACACAGGTTTACATAAATAGACAAAGAAACAATAATGGTGGTAGAGGTGTCTCAGTTTTACACGCCATTGAAGTGGAGGACAGCTAATGAACTTAAATGATTTAAAACCAGATGCTTTGTATGCGTTAAAACCTAATTGTAGTTTTAATGCAAAAATCTCAAAAGATAATGTTTTCAGTTTTGATTGGCTTGAAGCTGATGACTCTGAAAAACCTACTGACGAACAAATCACAGCCAAGGCACAAGAGTTACTAAACGGTTTACCTGCAAAAGAGTTAAGAAGAAAGAGAACTGAAAAACTTGAGTCCTCAGATTGGAGATCAAACTCAGATGTAACAATGTCTGATGAGTGGAAAACTTATAGACAATCATTAAGAGATCTACCAGCTAATTCAACTCCTACTTTCAATGAAACTACTGGTGCTTTAGAAAATGTTACTTGGCCTACTGAACCAACATGAGAAAAATAATTGATGGTATTGCTATTGCATCAGGCGTTGGTCTCATAGCAATACTTGGTGGCGGGGCTTACGGTTACTTTTGGTTCCAAGGAAATAAGGATGCCTTAATGGATAAGGCAATCCAACAAGTAACTAAGTCGATAAAGTTGCCAAGTCTTTCTAGTCCAGCACTACCAACTCAAGCCCCACCAAGTCTTCCTAAGTTTTAGAAGATAGAAGAGTTAGAGATCTTACGTTCAATCATCTTCCTATATGCAGGGTCGGTTGAATACTTCTCATCATTCATTGCTCTAACAAGTTGATCGTGTGATTCAAACTTCTCACTAGGAGCTGAAGGAGTCTTGCCTCCAATCAAGTTAGGTTCAGTACCAGTAGCTTTGACATACTTACTATGTAGTCCAGCAACTGTAAGCTTGACGACTTCAATGTTTGGATTATTTATACCAACACTAAAGGCACTCTTCTCAGCATCAGATAAAGTTTGGCCAGCCCAGTCCATCATGTTTGCATAGCCTGTATCACCACCATATTCTTCTTTGATGTCATAGATCTGCTGCTCAGTTACTGCACTCTTCTGTTGAATACCAGCAAG